AGTTCGGGAATATTCATAGCCGCTATCCTGCGGCGGCGTTTGGCGAAGGCGAAGCGGCGGCGGGTGTGAATGGGGCGGTTTACACCGAGCTGCCTAACTGGGGCTGAGGTGCTTGAGCACGGAATCCATGATGTGCTCTTGATCCAACGCGGTGAAACCGAGCAACTCCCGCTGGGCGTACTCCACGCGGGGGCCGTCGCGGGTGACGCGATCTTTGAGGCCGCGCTGGTGGGTGACGGCGATGCGGGCGACGCTGCCGAAGAAGCCCACCACGGCGGTGTCGCCCTGGGTAGTGGCCTTGAGCCATTTGGCGGTGGAGAGTTTGCTGAACATGGCGCGCCGTTTGATGCTGCCTTGCTGGGCGCGCAGGCGCTGTTCTTTGCGCGGGGCGTAGGGTGTTCCATCCGGGTTGGTTTGGGCGCGGATGCGTTCGCGCTGGCGGCGGCGGAGATCCCGCGCCACGTTGCGGGCTAGGGCGCGGCGCTGTTGGTCGTCCAGCTTGGCGAGCAGCGGGCCGACCCACTCTTCTAGTGCTTCCATGTTATCCGCCATTCGGGCCTCCCCATTCGGCTACCAGGGTGTACTCCTCCTGATCCGCGCTGTCGCGGATCAGTAGCTGCCAGCGGGTATCCGGGCAGCCGATTGAATCAAACCGGGGCAGGGCGCGGTCGACCTTAATGTGCCCGGTCGCGCACTCCACCTTGGCGAGCACCCGTTCGCTGAGCGTTACCCGCAGGGCGACATCCACCGATTGATGACTGAGGATCTCGGCTTCGAAGCGGATGGCCTCGGCGGGGTCGGCGTCGGGCTGGTACTCGGCTAGCCACTGCAGCAGCGGCACGATAATGGTGTCTAGGTTCGCGCTGAAGTCGGTGAGCACGAGCTGGGCGGTGAACTGGTATTCGTGGGTGAGGTTGGGGCCACGGCGAAAGGCGATGCTGCCTTCTTCCAC